ATTATGATATGTCCCTAATCTCTGGTCTTGTTCCTAATCTTGGAATATCATATCCATCATAATCTACAGATATGATTTCTATTATATCATCAGATAACCCATAATATCTTTGGTCTGCTACTGTACTAAAAGTAAATGCACCAGTCAACATCCTTGTTCTTCTGCCATACTCAGAAAGAGCTTGGTTTAACCAAAGTCTAATCTGAGTTTCAGAGACATTAGGATGATGCTGCCTAACCATTTCTATCATTTGTTTCTGTGTCATTTTTGTTGACCTATTCTTTGTAATTCTTTTTCATATTCTTGTTTTAACTGCGCAGCGTGTTGTAATGTACTTGCTGCTAATTCTATGTCCTCATTATTCTGGTCTTCAGATGCTAACTTCATCATGTACTTTGCAGCTGTTCCTAGACTAACTGCGTATTCTGCACCATCTGGGAATGCCGATATTCCAGTATCTCCATGACCGATAGAAGTTGGATAATCATATTTTAGAACCTCAGCGTTCTCATCCCCTGTAGGTTCAGGTAAGACAACTAAATACTTACCTTTAAAATAAAAGATTGGGTCTCTTTTTTGGCTTGAATCTGCAAAATGAATACTTCCACTATCTGATGCCCTACCATGCTGGCCATAAGGAATTTCACTTGCATAATAGCTATCTCTAGATACAGATAGAATTCTTTTATTAGATACATCATAAGGATTGGAAGTTATTGCTTGAACACTAGAATTTCTAATTAATATATCTTTTGGTAATAGATCAGATACTTCTCTAGCTGTAGCATTTAGCATATCATTCAAGCCATTGGTATCACTTGCTGTTCTACCAATTAAATCTTCTACTTGTAATTTAAATGTTTGCATTCATTTCCTTATCAGATAAGGGGCAGAATTAACTGCCCCATTATCCTATTATTAACCAGAGTGAGCTGCTCCATTATCAGCAACTGCTGCATGCGTTACATAGTAGTTGGACCCGTCACTTATGACGTCAATCCAATCACCTACAACTGCATTGCTTGCAACGAAAGTTACTTTATCTGAATCAGCTGTTATCGCTGTATTGGTATCACCCATTTCGATACCTACCATTTTATCTTCTGTACCGCCAATAATATCAAAATCATTAGCACCTGCAGTACCAAGAATGAATTTTGCTGTCCATCCTTTTACCGTTACTGCTGGGATTGTGATATCGTATGCACCTGCCTGTGAGCAGATGTATGTTTTGCCAGTATCAGCTTCTGTTAAAGTAGAGGTAGCTGCTAAGCTTTCAATACTCGCACTCGTTCCACCAATATATGGTCTAGCCATTTAAACCTCCTTAATCAGTTATCTTAAATAACTTATGAGATTCAATCAAGGTTATACCAATACCTTCATCAGACATATACTGGTCTTTTACGCCATCAAACGCATCATCAGTTTTGATGTTTGTTTGATATACAGGAGGTCTGTATACAGAATGGAATAAATTCTCTTCTGATACGACTAACATGTATTTGTTGTAAGGACCACGTAAGACTGGTGTAGGAATCAACATAAGAACTCCATGAGGTGTCTCAAGTTGACGGTAATTAAAACCAAGGGTGTTTCTTTCAGATGGGCCCATATTTACAGTCCAACCTGAATTACCACCAAAGCCTGAAGCTCCTTCCATCTTAGACCAATAGCTCATAGCTCCCATTCCACAAAAAGCCATTTTCATGCCTGCTTCTGGAACGTACTGGAAAACTTTTTCCATGTCGTCTACGAAATCGCCATAAGCGTAAGTTGCTTCTGATACGGTAAATACATTCTGGTCAGTACCAGAAGTAGCACCGTAATCGTTTAGTGCTGTTAGAATACCCTTAGTAGATCTTAATCTATTTCCATCTGTGTCTGTAATTGCACCATCAGAGAATGATTCATCTGAGGTTCCATCACGAGAGTCTTTAAGACCAGTTCCGATTTTAGAATCGCCAAATAAAAAGGCTCTTTCTTTTTGAATCTTATGCTCTTGTGATTTTTGTAAACGCAATCTAGCTAGCTCAGATGACTCACCACGAAGTGCTGCTGCCTCTAGGGTACCAGTAATTTGTAGGGGAGTTTTAAAAATCTGAGTACTATTCCAGACTACTTTTAGTTCGTCAGCCCATGCGGTAGGTGCTGTTGTACCTTCCCCATGTGCATTACCAACTACAATAAATATGTCATTGTCTGCAACGTCAAGTGCATCTGCTCCAATATTCTTATACTTAATTGTATTAGCATCTGTTATTGAAGATACGACTGCATGCCCTCTAAGTGTGGCTTCTGTAGTATCCCACACTTCACATACTAATCCTATCCAGGAGTCATCACATGAACTTGCAATGCCTTCAATTCCGTCTACATCCATAGCTCCAGACTCTGAGTCGCCTGCTGCTAAGTTAGCAACATCTGTTGCGGACACGAATCTTTGATTCTGCCATGGATTGCGATGTTCAAACATCTTAAATAACGGATCAGGTGGTGTACGCTGTTCCTGATTAGCCACAACCGTTGTAAACGGTGTTACATCAGTCCACAGCTCTTTAACAACTTGTGGGCTGATATAGAAATCTCGCCGATCGGTATATAGAACACCTGAGCCGCTAAGGTTTTTTGTTACTGCTGCCATTTTCTTTTACCTATTTCCTTAATTTGCTCGTTGAAAGTAGTGCAGCATTAAACAGGTCTTGTTCATTTGCAACGGGTTGACTTGTTCCAGTCTCAACTACTGTTGTGGTAGGAACACTCAACGCTTGTTGTTGTTGAACATATTCTTGTTTCTTTTGCTGCGCTTGTACTTGTTCGGGTTTTGGAGCATTCTGTAAGTCGAATAGTTTAGCAAGAATATCAAGAGTTACATTATTTGGATTGGTAGCCCAGCCAATAAAATCAGCAGCTTTCATATCATCCCAGCCATAAGAACTCTTAACCTGGGTATAAGCTTGATTCATCATAGACTGCTCACGTTGTTTAGCCATATTTTGCTCATGGTCTTGAATACGTGCATACTCAATCTTTTTCAAATAATCATAACGGTCATCTTGAAATTTTTCCTTTTCCATTCGGAACTTAAAAGAATCGCTCTCAGGATCATTATAGGCATCTACTTCATTGTAGTTCATCGGTCTTTCTGGTGGCGTAGGCTCCTTCAACGGATCAACCTGTGGCTGTGGCTGGGTTCCGTTGGAGACTGGTGCTTGTTGAAGTTGGTTTACAGCTTTCTTATAAATATCAAGCTCTTCTGCCATTCTACTTGCATCATTCTTGGCTCTATCTGCCTGTGATTGCCAATATTCCATCCTATTTGGATCCTCTTTTGCAGATACTTCTGCATTCTCAGCAACTTCGCTGCCCTGCGTAGTTTGAGATTCTTGCGGACTTTCATCCGTCATCGGTGTTTGCGTAATTGTAGGCTCAGGAGCTTTTACATCTGCACTAGGTTCATCATATAAGAACATATCACCTTGTTGCTTTTGTGGTGCTTCCTGGACTTCAGCATTACTTGTGTTTTCCATTATTCCTCCAATGGTACTATTTCGTCGTTTGTAGCTTCTTGCTCAGCAACGACATTTTTGACTTTCTTAAGCTCGTCATCAGTTCGAGCTGCATATAGCTTAGATGCCATGTCAGCTCTATTAGAAGATTGCTCAAGATCAGCCTTGAATTTTTCTACTTCGACACGTTGACGTGCATGGATTAGCTCACGTCTAGCTGTTTGTAGGTCACCTTGTAAGTCTTTTATTTGCTCAGACTGCCCCTGTACTTGTCTTGATAGTTGAGCTATTTGAGAAGAGCGATTCATCACGTCTTCAACATTAGCGACATCTGTTTGTTTAAGTACTTCAGTTTGGTCTATAATTCCAGACTTATACAGATCCATATAATATTCAAACCTTGCGTATCTATTAGATGGAAGGGTGGACCCTGAAACTACTAATACATCATATTTACCAACTGTCACGTCATTTAGCTTACCCAAGAATTGACCACTTATGTTGTCATAGACTGGTTCGTTTATTGTTACTTCTTTTGGTTTATGATTCGGTTGTAGTAATCTCAATACTTTCATGCTAGTATAAGTTGCCTGAATAAGCTGCACAACTAATCTAGCTAACTGATTGATACCTTCTTCGATATCATCACGTTTAGATTTAATTCTTCTTTGACCATACTCATCAATTGCCAATGTACCTTTGTAAGTTTGAGGCATTGATGACGGGTCGCCTTGCATTAACGCATAAATACCAAGTATGCGTTCAATATCTGCTTTAGCATCTGCTTCATTTTTATATAATTCATTTGGTAGAGGTATTGGACCAGCTACGATTGGTTGCCCTAATTCTGGGTCAAATTCAATAACTGCTGTCCCTGCTCTTCCCCATTCTTCTTCTAATTGCTTTTTATTCATAGAACCCCTAGGAATAAGCAATTTAACATTCGTTGATGAGGAAGCATGTGCAACAATCAATGAACGTATCTTATTTATATAAGATTGTAAACCCTTTACCATTCGTACATCACTCAACGGGTAAGGGTTTCTGTTATGATTATTCATCATACTTACAACTGGATAATCTTCAATTGGCAGCCCATTTATAAATAAAAGCTGGCCTCCAGCAC